GTTTTTTGACTTACCCACTCACCTCGATCATTTAAACCGTAGTCTTTACCTTGATATTTAAGAATGATAGGTTCTTGACTAACTAGAGTAACACCGGGTGCCGCATTAGCTTGTGGCTGTTGTTGGTTATTTTGGGCGGCTTGTTGTGTTGGATTTGCTTGTCTTTTTGCAATTTCTGCACCAAGCTCTTTTTGTCCATAAGTCCCGCCACTCTTTGCGGCTAATTTAGCAGCATTGGATAATTCGTCATCTGACATTTTACTAAAATCCGGCTTACGTCTGGTTGCCATAAAATTTAGTTGTTGTTGTACAGATTTTGGAGCAGGAACAGTTTTACCAGTGGCCGGATTAACTAGGCCCCATTGTTGACCTAACCATTGATACTCATTGCCTTTATATTTAATATTACCAGCTTTGCTTGGCTTAAGATTGTTGGCTTGCTTAAATGATTTTTTGATGTCATCTACTGCACCAGGAGCAACAAAGTCTGCAGCACCCTTAAATACACCTTGGCCTACACCCTTGGCCATATTACCAACGTTTTTCCAAAAACCTTCAATGATTACTTCTTTAATCTTCATCTCTTAATTTCCTAACGCCGCGAGCAAATTTACTAGGATCTTGTCCTTTGATAGCATTAAGAAGACGGCGTTCTAATTCGCCAGCTGTATCTGCTTCGTAATTTTCGCGAATATACTTAATTAAGTTAATTGCGCCATTGATAATATTGTTAGCACGACTTTCTAGGAGATTATCCTTGTCCTTATGTGTTAACAATTCATCCAGTTCTGAAAGAATGCTACGAGTGCGCTTTTGCACAATAATTACTCCAATTTAGTATATTTATTCAAAACCGCAGTTGTCATCGCAGACAACCAATCTGCCAGATTCGAAATCATTTATGGACCATGAACTTTCGATTTGTGTGAACCATTCAATACAATTTTCTAAAGAATAATCTAAAGCATTATTACTGCTAATAAGTGGAGATATTTGAGCATTAACTGCCTGAAGATATTCACCGTGACCATATGTTTTAGGACTGAAACCAGTATAACAACAAGGGTAAACATCACCTGTTGCACTTATATAAATCGACTTTCTTTTCTTAGTCTCGCAACTAATTTTAGATTTGCGTACTAGTGTTATATCTTCTAATAATACTAAGTCTGTTTTCTTTTTATTAAAGAGAATATCAAAATTAGTTTCACCTCGATAATATCCCAACACATGCGTTAATTTTCCATGTTTATCAAATACAGGTCCTGCGTTCCTTCCATAGTCTACCAGATCAAACCTCATACCCATTTCTTCTGCCATAGCACGACATTGTTCTATTTGGTGTTCATTGAAATTAAATTTAATCATTTTCCACACAGCATACCCGCCAGCATCAATGAAAATCCGAGCATTATTTACAATGGTAGACCAACTAGTGTTTTGTCTGTATAAATGATGTGTGTCTTCTAATCCATCTAAACAAAATGAAACCATAACTCCAGCTTTTGCTATTCGTTGCCAAAATTGAGCATCTCTAGCAGATCCGTTGGTGCTTATTTCTAACGTCAGTTCGGAATTACAAGATCTGAAATATTCAACAATGTCTGGAGTTTCTGGATTCATAACAGCATCACCAAAATTGCCATTAATCCATAATCGATTTAATTGTTTAAGAAAATCTGGTTTAAAAATTGTCTTACATTGTTCCAAGGTTAAATTTGTTTCAGTATATCCGTCATTATATGGATAACCTCGAAAGTTTCTAGGGCACAAAGGACATCTAGCATTACACAGTGAAGAGATTTCTAGATGTACATCTCTAATTTCACTATAACCTATCATTCTGACTTCTTCAAGCCGGCTAACATACTCTTGAGTTTACTACTGTCAACAGTGGCATTCACTTTTGGAGCATCTGTAGATTCCTTAACTGTACTACCTGTCTTAATTTGGCTTAGGATGTTTGCAACTCCACCATTCCCGGCATCATCACTGGCACCACTGTCCGTAATGCGCATAGTATCGATATCATAATCTAAGTCAATTTTCTGACCCACACCAGTTGAACTACGTGACTTCATACACTGAATTTGATAACGTCCACGTTCACGCATTGCACGTGACGTAAAGATACCGAACACATTATCTGCTGTATTAATTTTACTTAGACCACCAGCAATATGACTGTGATCAAATTCAATTTCTTCCACAGCACCGCGATTAAGTTGTGATGCGGTTACAAATAACACATTAAGTTCTTTTGCTAGATTACGCAATTCTTCACTTACATATTTGTCCTTAACAAACAAGTCATTTGGACTAACTTTAGCACTTACAGGCATGACCAAATCCAAGTAGTCTACCATAACAAAATCAACTCGTTTACCAGTTTGAATCTGATATTCTTTCAAATATGCTCTAATGTCGTTGACGTTTGACTGTGCTGGGAACCCTTTAATTTGATAGTTACCCGCTTTCTTACTTACTAGGCGCACTTTCATTGTAGTTGTGTCAATATCTTTACGGATATCTTTTGTGCCCATGCCTGTAAGCATAGCATCTGTTCTAAGTGCGCAAAGTTCTTCACTCAACTCTAAACTTACATACACTCCACTCAAACCCTGTTGTAACCAGCTAAGTGCAATGTTCATCATAACTAATGACTTACCAGAACCAGAGCCACCAGCAAAGATGTTTAGTTCACCGCGACTAAATCCACCATATAATAGCTTATCAAGTTGTGGCCAACCTGTTGATACCTGGCCACCGCTGTTGTAATACTTTTCAATACGTAGTTTAGGATCAGCAAAGTAATCTGTACCCATGTCTTTGGTCAAGCTAATTTGTACAGCATCTTTGATTAATTTTTCTACAGGATTGTAATCACCCTTTTCCAACATGTCTGCGGCTTTAAGAATAGCACGTTCAAGTTCTTGACGTTTAGTAAATCCCTCAAACTCATTCATAAACCATTCATAATGGCTTTCATTTAAGTCTGGTACATGTTTTAGATCTGTGCCAGTAACTGCCTTGACCTGTTCAATGGTAGGCATAGCTCTGTGCTGATCTGTATGCTCTTTGATAAACTTAGCTACTTCACGTAGGCTACGATCAAAGTTTTCTGGATTATAAATGTTTGTTACCCTAGTATATGACATCGGATCTTGTAAAATCATTTCCAGAAATAACTTCTGTAATTCGGGACTGTAATCTTTACTCATAAATTCTCTATTTTTAACTATTTATATAAATAATAATACACGATGCGGAAACTTAAAGCAATGAAATCGAAACGGATTAATTACCGAAAAATTTGGGAGTCTTACTACGGGCCTATTCCAAAAGATGAAAATAATCGCACGTACGAAATACATCATATCGATAATAATCATAGTAATAATGACATTTCTAATCTCAAATTAGTAACAATACAGGAGCATTATGATATACATTATGCTCAAGGTGATTATGCGGCTTGTTTTTGTATAGCAACTCGTATGAAAGTCTCACCTGATGAACTATCTCAAATAATGAAACAAGTACAACAAAAGCGTCTTAAAGATGGAACTCATCATAATTTATCCGGAGAACACCAACGTAAACACCAACTAAAGTTAGTTGCCGAAAACAAACATAATTTTATCAACCTCAACAAAAAACGAGTTAAAGACGGGACACATAATTTTCTTGGAAGCTCTAATCCGTCACATAAACGAGTCAAGGATGGAACACATAACTGGCTCAACGGCGCTCTAACCAAAGCTCGTAACATAGAACAAGTTGCTAACGGTACGCATCCTTTCCTTGGTGGCGCTATACAATCTCGTAGCGCAAAAAATCAATTATTAAACGGTACACACCCTTCTCAACTTTTACACACTTGTCCGCACTGTAATAAAACTATGGGCAAGGGACAATATAAAAGATGGCACGGCGATAACTGTAAACTCAAATCTATTTAATAAGTCGTTTTCTCATTAATTCAATTTTTAACTTACTTGATTCCCTAGCATCCAAGATGCTCTTTAATACAAATAGCTTACCGTATTTAACCACTGCTTCGTTTACATCTTTACAAGTTTCTTGCCATACAGGAAAACTAACTGACCAACCATACTCTATGGCTCTATTTACTAGGTTAGCACCAGCTTTGTCGGCATCTGGAACTACAATAACTTCGCGTCCTAGACTATCAATGATGTCTGCTTGAGTTTCACTACAGTCATTGCTCATAACCGCTACGCCGTCTACACTCATAGCATCAAATGGGCCTTCGCATACAATAACAAATTTACTATCTGGTAATTGGTTGTTTATATTAAACACAAAGTTGGGTTCATAGTGACTCCAGTATTTTGGTTTAACTCCATCTGTAAATGCCCTTGATGTGTAGCCAATCGTACGACCTTGCCAGATACAAGGGATGATCACACGCTGATGTAGACTGTGTTCTGTTGAATCTGTCCAATAAAAATCATATTTCTGTGTGTCAATCTTACGATCTCTAACATAGTCAGACGCGGCATCTAGCAGTGGCGGAACATTCTTGAAGTCATCTAGTAAGTGCCATGTTAGTAATGCCTGAAAACTAACAGCATGTTCAGGCAATTCACGAGTTTTAAATTCAATTTTTTCTTCTTCAGCTTTGACTTCTTCAGGACTAACTAGTTCACGTACACGAATGGCTTCAATTACCAGGCGTTTGATGTCATTTTCATCTGCGCCTAACCAGCGTAATAGCTTACGAAACTTAAATGTTAAATGACGACCTGGTTGATAACTGGCTTTGAAATTACAGTTAAAACAATGATAGCTTACTGATCCATCTTGATTGGCTGTTAGGCCACCGCGACCACGGGTATCTGGGCTTTCGCCATTGTGCTGACAGCATGGTGCGTTAAAACTCGTCCACCCTGTAGGCGTAGTTTTCTTTTTCGCAGGCAGTATACCTTTAATAAAGTCAGAAATTATATTCAGCATACTAGTATTTTAGCATACTAGCGGCCAAATGTCAATTAAAATGATGTTGTAATTGAGATACGAACCCAAGTATTAGCCGCTGTACATAGGTACATATAGCTAGAATCTACAGCAACTTGTCCAATTACTCCGGAACTATTGCTGTGTGTTGGTGCTGGATTAACAAGGT